CTAATACCTTTATTTTTTTATTTCCTTAATAAGAAAAACTCTGGCCACTCTGGCCTTTTTTTTATTAAAACTTTGTGGTATAAATAAATTCTGGGCACCAACAAACGGAACCCTGCATTGTGACGACCTTAATTCCTGACATAGAAGACAACATTCCTCTACCAGCTAACGCAACCGAAGCGTTACCGGAATTAAGCCCCGCTGAAGAAGTCGCCCTACGGGCTAACACTATTAAGTTGTTGTCAGAACTGACTGGTGACTTAATAGAGCCAAACGAAGATCACCAAGAGCAGGCCGTCTCCTTAGCGAAGGAGATGTTGAATAATCCTGCTATGCGACCTGAATATTCAAAATATCCGAACGAAGTAATGGCTTATCTGGCCGGTCTGGTTGCCCAGAGCAACTGCATGATCGTGGATGAGCTATCTGATTTGAAGCTCTACGTGGTCAACAAGCTGGTATATGAGATTGAGAATGCAAAGGATAGTAAATCTCGCATTGCAGCATTATCTAAGTTAGGCGAAGTAGACGGCGTGGATGCATTTAAGAAGCGTTCCGAGACTACGATTACGATCAAGCCCATCGAAGAGGTGGAGAAAGAGTTGTTATCGGTACTTGAGAATATTGAGTACACGGTGATTGGCGAGGAAACACCGGAAATTGGCATGGAGGTTGAGGAATACGAGGAAGAAGAGGTCGAAAATGTAGAGCTAGAGGGCGAGGATGAGCCAGCCAGCCCTTAAATTAGGCCCGGAGCAGCTAAATTTGCTCCGTCAAGCCCTGCCCACCATGCCTGCCAAGCAGAAACGGAAGGTTGCGGAGCTTCTGAAGCAGTACCAATCCGAGGTCATGAAGCAAAAAGGGCGCGAAAACTTCCTAGATTTCATCCGACATGTCTATCCGGGGTACAAAGTAGGCCCACACCATGCCAAATTGGCCCGAATTTTCGAGGAAATCGCTGCTGGGCACAAGAAAAGGGTGATTGTCAACATCGCCCCGCGTCATGGCAAGTCGGAAATGATCAGTTACCTCGCTCCAGCGTGGTTTTTGGGCAAGTTTCCGCAGAAGAAAGTGATCATGGCGTCTCATACTGCTGACCTTGCGGTGAATTTTGGTCGTAGGGTACGAAATCTAGTGGGGAGTGACCTCTATCATGACGTTTTTCCGCAAGTTGAGCTTCAAGCGGATAGTAAATCTGCTTCGCGATGGGGCACTAACTTTAATGGTGAGTATTTCGCTATTGGTGTTGGCGGTGCTTTGGCTGGTCGTGGTGCTGATTTGTTCATTATTGACGATCCACACTCGGAACAAGAAGCCAAGCAAGGCAGGGCCGACGTTTTTGAACCGGCATGGGAGTGGTTCCAGTCAGGTCCAATCCAACGATTGATGCCGGGAGGCGCGATTATTGTCGTGATGACGCGCTGGTCGAAGCTTGACCTGACCGGCAAGATTATTGACCACATGCTCAAGAACGATGACGCCGACGAATGGGAAGTCGTTGAATTTCCTGCCATTTTGAACGACAAACCACTGTGGCCTGAGTTCTGGACATTGGATGAACTGCTTGCCAAGAAGGCGGGTATGGACGTTAGGTACTGGCAGGCCCAGTACATGCAGCAGCCGACTGCCGAAGAAGGTGCATTACTTAAACGAGAGTGGTGGCAAGTCTGGGAGTCGGATGTTCCACCTCATTGCGAGTACATTATTATGTCTCTGGACGCCGCCCAAGAGAAAAACAACCGGGCCGACTACAACGCCCTGACAACTTGGGGAGTATTTTTTAACGAAGAGGTCAAGAATTATAATATTATACTTCTTAACGTCATTAAGGAGCGTTTGGAGTTTCCTGAACTCAAGGACATGGTCTTTGAGGAGTATAAGAACTGGAAACCTGACTCGTTCATAGTCGAGAAAAAGTCTAACGGCGCGGCGCTGTACCAAGAGATGCGAAGGATGGGTGTACCGGTGAGTGAGTTCACTCCCGGTAAGGGGCAAGACAAGATATCGCGGGTCAATGCGATATCTGACTTGGTGGCATCTGGAATTTGCTGGGTTCCTGACCGTCGTTGGGCGTGGGAGCTTGTGGAGGAGTGTAATGACTTCCCGAGCGGGGCAAATGATGACCTTGTGGACAGTACTACTCTGGCTCTTATGCGGTTTAGGAATGGTGGGTTTATCAGACTGCCTAGTGACGAGCCAGAGCCGACCAAGTTCTTCAAGTCCATCAGAAAACAAGGGTATTACTGATATGGATGAAGATATTGTTAATGACTTGATTGAAGGTTTTCGGATGGATTTTAAGACCGATGACAAGTTGGAGTCTTTACCGCATAGGTTTAATAAGTCAGAAATGGCTCCGTACCTGTCAGCTTTTAAAGCCGCTAAAAGTCTAGGACACTCTATACCGGGTCCGGATTATCTCACCAGCATGCTGCTCATGGAGGGTAGGCCGGATTTCGGCTTTGACGCATTGAATGTAAATAATAAGCGGGCCGTGGCCTTACGCGACACGTTAGTAGAGCAGGGCCATGACCCTAGGGCTGCTTCTGCTGCCGCTGCACTTATTGATAAGCAGGAGGTTGCCGAGCGTAAAGGCGTTACGTTGGGTCATGCGTGGAATGGACTGGGTAGAAGTAGGCATCAGAGCGGAAGGCAGTACGGACAGAAACTTCTGAAGCAGATGCAGCATGGCGTTCCGCAGCCTCAGAACAATGCTTTGTATGATTATATTAATAGCTTTTTCCACTCGTCTGGTCCTATTAGCAGGAAAACCGGCGGGGCTATCGAAAACACAACTCATTACAGGAAGATAATCTAATGGCAATCGAAAAAGGTTTGTATGAAGCCCCGCAGGGTATCGGGACACTCGCTGAAGGTGAAACCCCGATTGAAATTGACATCGTTGACCCGGAAGAAGTAACGATTGGCATAGATGGGATTGAGATTGAGATTGAAAAAGAGCGCCCCAGCAAGGAGGATTTTAACGCAAACCTTGCCGAGTTTATGGATGAGTCGGCGCTTCAGTCGCTCTCGTCCGAGCTTATGGGTGATTTTGACGACGATCTCAACGCTCGTAAGGACTGGCTGGACGCATACGTCAAGGGATTGCAGCTTCTTGGCCTCAAGTACGAGGATCGAATTGAGCCGTGGCCGGGTGCTTGCGGAGTTAATCATCCTCTGCTTATGGAATCTGCGGTCAAGTTCCAGTCTGAAACCATCATGGAGACCTTCCCTGCGGCGGGTCCGGTAAGGACTAAGATCGTTGGTAAGGAAACTCCAGAAAAGAAAGAGGCTGCGGTTCGTGTCGAAGAGGACATGAACTATGAGTTGATGGAGGTGATGAAGGAGTACCGTCCGGAGCATGAGCGCATGCTCATCGCGCTGTGCTTGTCAGGTAACGCCTTCAAGAAGATCTATTTCGACCCTGCATTGGACCGTCAGGTTGCCATGTTCGTCTCCGCAGAGGACATTGTTGTGCCCTACGGTGCCCCGAGCCTTGAGGCGGCTGAACGAGTTACGCACCAGATGCGTAAGACTAAGAATGAACTGAAGCGGCTTCAGTACGCTGGGTTCTACCGGGACGTTGACCTTGGCGAGCCGATGTCGGTCATGACTGAGGCAGAGAAGCAGCGGGCCAAGGACCAAGGCTTCGCCAACAGCACTGACTCGCGTTACACCCTGCTGGAGATCCATGCCAACCTTGACCTTGAGGACTTCCCTGACGTTGACAAGAAGAACAACGAGACGGGCATAGCCCTGCCTTACATCGTGACGATTGATAAGGGTACGGGCGAGGTTTTGGCTGTTCGGCGCAACTGGCTGGAGGGTGATGAGCTTAAGCAGAAGCGCCAGCATTTTGTGCATTACGGCTATATTCCGGGGTTTGGGTTCTATTACTTCGGTCTTATCCACCTGATTGGTGGGCATGCCAAGAGCGCGACCTCACTGCTTCGGCAGCTTATTGATGCGGGTACGCTGTCTAACCTCCCCGGTGGCTTGAAGGCCAAGGGACTGCGGATCAAGGGCGACGATACGCCTATCTCGCCGGGAGAATTCCG